AAGCTAGAGTCGCGACAGAGCTTGCTAGTAGCCCCGCAATCCCTGTTGTTTTTCATAATATGTCGTTTGATAGCAGTGCCGTAACATCCTTTGTTCAATGCCTTACAACATTCGGCGAAAGTAATTATTTAACGCTTGGAAATGCAAGTGGAACAAATCAAGTAAATGGAATTGTTGTTTTTAATATCTTTACACCGCAGGGAATAGGTTCAGGTGACAACTACACCATCGGAAAAAGATTGCGTGATTTATATAATCGAATTACAGTATCAAGTGTGATCTTTGACAGTCCAATCGGGCCTGAAGTCATTGAAAATGCAAATCCTGAAGGTCAGTTTCAAACGCAGTTGCGGATGACCTTTGAAATTTTTGAGGAACTTTAAAAATGCCAAAACTTGTAATTACTGAAAAGATGCTTGACGCAATCGAAGCTGTCAAAGGAGTAAGGGATGCTAATTATTGGGATCCAAATTGTAAAAGATATATGGAGAGTCAACAAAACTCAAAAAAAGATGTAAAAAAGACTGAAAAGGGTTAATATATTTATTAATACTTCTTTTTTTTGTTATGGCTGCTGTTAAAGGTGACGTCGGTAAAATTATGTTCCATAATGCCGCGGGAACTGAAGCTGATATTTCAGGTGTTAGAAACTGGTCTTTATCTATAACAAAAGACACCCAAGAAACTACAGTAATGGGTAACACATCAAAAACTTTTGTTGGTGGACTGATTTCTGGTGAAGGTTCAGCAGAACTTATTTATGATAATGCTGGAAACTCAGACTATCTTGCATTTGTTGAAGATGTCCTTACAACAGGTGATGCTGGTGACGCATTGTTTGAATTATTCCCTGATAGTTCAGCAAGTTCTAAAAAATTAGCTTTTTCTGGAATTATTACTAATGCTGAATATGGAGCGACCCTTGGCGAGATACAACTTATTAACGTTACATTCCAGACAACAGGTGCAATAACCTCAGATATCTGATACATTGGTTTTATTAGTCTACTAATTAAACTAAATGCCAAACAAAAGAACTGTTGATTTGATTGCAGAGTCATTCAAAGATGAAATGACCTCAAGACGCAAATTTGATATTAAAGATTCAAAAGGAAATATAACTGTAAGTTTATATTTCAAACCTATTACTAGATTTGATCGAGTCAAGGCACAACAGCTTGCAGGGTCTGAAGAGGCACTTACTGTCTCAACTCAATTACTTTGTCAAATGGCAGAGCTTGAAGATGGTACGAAAGCTTTTAGTATGGCTGATGCACCAAACTTGCAAAGAGAACTACCAGAAAAAATATTAAATGAAATTGAATTATTTTTACATGATATAACTCTTGATATTGATACAGCAAAAAAAGAATAAAAGGGGATAACTGGCTCAGATTTGAGTTATTCCTAGCAACAGAACTTGGAAAGACTTTAGAAGAACTCAGAAAATCAATGACTGAGTTAGAGCTTATATATTGGGCTGGTTATTATGAGATTAAGCATGAAGAAGAAAAAAGAGAGATACAACGACAAAAACACAATTCAAGGTAATATATAATAAAGGCTTTTTTTATTTGTGGCACAGGCTAATGTAAAACTAACAGTTGATGCTAGTCAGGCCACTAGAGCATTGCAGGGTGTACAGAATAGAACTAATCAACTTACTGGACGTTTTAACACATTAAAAACAGCGATTGCAGGCGCAGGGTTAACAATAATAGCAAGACAGGCAGTAAACACCGCTTCAAACTTTCAAGCATTACAGTTAAGATTAAAAGTATTAACTTCTGAATTTGGTGAATTTGCTGGTGCGCAAGAATTAATAACAAAAGCACAAGACAGGTTTAATTTATCAATAGTTGAAGCAACAAGAGGAGTTACAGACATATTTGCAAGATTAAGACCTTTAGGTATTTCTTTAAAAGATATTGAAACTACTTTCATAGGATTTAATACCATTGCAAAATTAGCGGGATTAAACGCAACAGAAGCAAGCGCGGCGTTTACGCAACTTGCTCAGGGTTTAGGTTCTGGGCGTTTACAAGGCGATGAATTTAGAAGTATTGCAGAACAGGTTCCGCAACTATTAAAAGCTATTTCAGACGAAACTGGCATTGCTTCAGGAAAACTAAAAGATTTTGCATCAAAAGGTTTATTAAGGTCTGATATTATTTTGCGAGCTTTAGCAAAATCAGCAGAAGAGGGAGCTAATAAAATTGGCGCAATTATGGATGCTTCACCCGCTGAAGTTTTTAAAGAATTTAATAATGCAGTTTTAGAATTACAATTATCTCTTGGCACTAGGTTATTGCCTGCTATTTTAAAAGTCACAAAAGCAACAACAGCACTAACTGAAGCTGTAATTAAATTTATAGATTCACCAATAGCAGAAACCGCGGCGATTTTTGCGGGTATAGCTTTTGCAATAAAAGGAGTTTCGGTTGTAGTACCAGCAGTTACTGCTGGACTTGCTGGACTTGCTGTAAAACTACAAATTGCTGCAACTGCTTCGGCTCTTACTGCTACAGGATTAAAAGGAACTGCAGCGGCAGCTCTTCTTGCTGCTGGTGGTATTACAAGAGCCTCACTTGCTTTAGTAGCATTTAAAGCTGCCATAGCAACAACTGGAATAGGTTTGCTAGTTGTTGGTCTTGGTGCTGTAGTAACAAAATTAGTTGAAGCGGCAAAAGAACAGCGAGATTTTAATGAAGCAATTGCAGAGGGAGATAAAATAGCGATCAGGTCTGAAATGCTCAAAGTAGACAAAAGAAGATTTGATATTTTAAGAAGATTAGCTACAGCAGAACAAAATAATAATAAAAGAGCAATAAATTCTTTAAATAAACAACTTAAAATTGAAGAAAATCAATATACATTATTAAGAGATAGACTACATGAAGAAATAAAGAAAACTAATGAGATTGATAGAACAAATAAAAAATTGGAGCAGCAAGAAGAATTAATCAAAAAAAATAAAGAAGCGGCAGAAAAACTTAAAGAAGCAATGATTGCTGTGGGCGAAGAAATAGAAGGCAGTATTAAAAATAATTTAAGGGATGCTATTACTGGCACACAATCATTTGGACAGGCAATGTCAAATGTATTAAATAAAATTAGAGATAAGATTATTGATGCTCAGATAGATAAATTATTAGGAAATTTTGGAGAAAGTTTTGGAGCTAGACAAAATAAAGGCGGCTTGGGTGGATTTTTAGGTAATCTTGGTAGTGGATTGTTAGGAGGGTTATTTAAAGCAAATGGTGGCCCTGTAAAAGCTGGTCAGTCTTATATAGTAGGTGAACGCCAACCCGAATTGTTTGTACCTCGCACATCTGGAACAATACTACCTTCAGTTCCTACAGGTGGAGGCGGTACAACAAACAATATGATTACTGTAAATGTAGATGCAACAGGCTCATCTGTGGCTGGTAGTGGTTCTGGGGCAGATCAACTAGGACAGTTAATTGGTGGTATAGTTCAACAAACACTTGTAAGAGAACAAAGGGCTGGAGGTTTACTTAACAGATAATGGCTTCATTTCCATCAATACAGCCCACTTATGGGATGAGAAAAACAAGTTCACCAAAAGTAAGAGTAACTTCTCTTGGTGATGGTTATGAGTTCAGAGCTTTATATGGCCTTCCTTTATCTCAAGACCCTAAAGTGTATGACCTTACTTTTAATGTGTCTGAGACTGAATCAGACGTCATTGAAGCCTTTTTGAGAAGCAGGGTTGCAGATCAGGCAAGCTTTACATTTACACCACCAGCAGAAGGCTTTAGCGCAAAAACAGGAACTTTTGTTCAATCGGATGGAAGTGGTTCTGCTGGAACAATTATTACTGTCACTTTTACAAATCATGGTGTTGCAATAGGTGATGTATTAACAGTCGATTTTAGTTCTGGGCCAACTGACGGATCATATGTTGTCGCCTCCTCTGCCGATGCAAATACTTTTACACTAACTTCAACTACTGCTGATAGTGCATTGGTTACAGTTGCAACCAATGTTGATTTCACTCTTTCTGGTGCTGGTCAATATGTCTGTGATTCTTGGACAAAAACTATCCCTTATAACAACAGAGCAATTATAAACTGTTCTTTCAGAGAAGTATTTGAACCCTAATGACAAATCCTGTACCAGAATTACAACAGCTGACAAACAAATCTATAATCGAGTTATTTTCTGTTGAACTTATACCTGATCTTCATTACACAAAATCTGCAAAAACAGCCACATATAGTCAATCAGGAACAACAATCACTATTTCACTAACTGCACATGGATTTTCTACTGGTCTTATCTTGACACTTGATTTTATATCTGGAAATGGTGTTGATGGAATTTATACGATACAAACAGTTGCTACAGATACTTTTACAGTCACGGGAATAACCTCACAGTCCACAAGTGGAAATGTGTCTTTTAATGTTAATTCAACACTAACTGATGCAACAGTTTTTCTTTTTCATGCTGGTAACAATATGAAGGATAATGGTGATATTGTTTGGCAATCTAACACATATACAAGGATGCCTTGTCAGGCAACAGGCTTTAAATATTCTGGTAAAGGTTTGCTGCCAAGGCCAACCCTTACATTTTCAAATTTGCTTGGCACAATAACAACTATTATCTTGCGTGTAAATCAAACCACCCCATTTATTGATTTACAAAGAGCTAAAGTCACAAGGAGAAGAACACTAGCAAGATTTTTAGATGAAGTAAACTTTCCGTCTAATGTAAACCCTTTCAAAGTTGGTTCAGTTGACCCAACAGCAGAACTACCAAAAGAAGTGTATTTTATAGATAAAAAAACAATAGAAAATAGAGATATTGTAGAGTTTGAAATGGTAAGCAGTTTTGATCTGGCTGGCGTTTTTGCACCTAAAAAACTTGTAACTAGAGACGACTTTCGCGGAGTCGGAACTTTTGTTAACTTTTAAATATGACTTGGAAAGAATCTTTCAAAAAATATGCACAAGAGCAAACACCTAATGAAGCTTGTGGTTTGCTTGCAATAATAGAAGGTAAAGAAACCTTTTGGCCTTGTAAAAATTTAGCAGAGGGAAAGCATGAATTTTTTATGCTTGATCCAGATGATTGGGCGGAATGTGAGGACATAGGTGAAGTAATTGGAGTAATACATAGTCACCCTGTAGGGGCTGCAATAGCTTCAGAGGCTGACAAAGCATCTTGTGAACATATTGGCTTTCCATATTATATTTACAGTATTAATCAGGATCATTGGATATGTATAGAGCCTACAGGTTGGAAAGCTCCTTCACTTATTGGTAGAAAATTTATCTGGGGTAAATATGATTGCTGGTCTATTGTGACAGATTGGTTAAAAGAAAATAAAAATATAAACATTAAATACTGGCCTAGACCAAAAACATTGATGGATTTTGCTAATAATCCATATTTTGAGAAAGTGCTTACAGAATCAAACTTTGTAAAACAACAAAATAATAATACCTTTAAAGAAGGTGATGTATTACTTTTCAAAGGTTCAAAAGGAAAAGCTAGTCATGTTGCTGTTTATATTGGTGATAGTATGATATTAAATCATAATTTTAAAGCCTTAAGCTGTAGACAACCATTAAGTCTAAGTTACCAAAAGGCACTTCAAGGAGTTTACAGATATGCAGCTTAGAACAATAAAAGTATATGGAAATCTTAGGAAATTTTTAGGCAGATCAACATTTCAAGCCGCTGTAAATTCACCACAACAGGCATATAGTTTTTTAAAAGCAAATTTCGCTGGAATTGAAAAACATATGAATAATCAAATTTATCAAGTGAAAATGGGAGGGCGTGTTATAACTCAAGATTTTATATCTACAACTGGTCAGGGTGATATTCAAATAATTCCTGTTGCTGTAGGGTCAGATTTTGTCTTTGATTTTGTTAAAGATGCTGTTAATTTTGTTGTAAGTAATGTTATACCACTCGCTACAGCTTTCATTACAGGTGGTACAAGTCTTTTGCTTACAACAGCAGCATTAACTCTTGCTAGTGATTTATTAACACCTGATTTACCAACAAATAATGTCTCTTCTGTTGGGGACACTGATCCAAGTATTAGGGGGTCTTATAATTTTAGTGGTATTCAAAATGTATCTAATAGCGGTGTTCCAGTTCCAATAATATATGGACTTGTTTTTAGTGGTTCAATTATAATTAGTTCGGGTACTGATTCAACCCAAGTCGTTAAAAGCATAACCTAATGCCTAGATTAGTTGATGACCAATTATTTGGAACGGACAGAAAAGTTGTTGATCCTGACCTTATAGACGGTGGTCTGCGTAGTAAACAATTTGCGACAATATTAGATTTACTTGGATATGGTGAGATAGATTCAATTTTTGATGAAGGTGGTTTTGGTACTGATACATTTAGAAAAAATGTTTTTCTTGATGGTACACCTTTGCAAAATGCAAACGGTGAAGAAAATTTTTCAGATGTAGAAGTTTTTTTTAAAAATGGTGCATCAGATCAGACAGCATTACAAGAAATTAATGCAATAGAAAATACCATTCCCGTAGCTGTCGAAGTTACAAAAGATACGCCTGTTACAAGATCAATTACAGATACTAATGTTGACAAAGTAAGAGTATCAATACAAATTCCAAGTTTACAAAATTTCAAAGATGATGGAGATATAACTGGTACAGAAGTAAAAATATCCATTCAAATTGTAGAAAATAATGGTACTATTCATAATCCCGTTGTTGAAGATTCTATAGATGGTAAGGCTACAAGTCCATTTGTAAAAGATTATGAAATTAAGTTTGAAAAAACAATGAGTTTCCCTGTTTCAATAACAGTTATAAGGAATACGGATGATAGTGCAGAAGCAAGATTACAAAACAAAACAAATTTTTTATCATTAACTGAAATTAATACAGATACAAGTGCTTATCAAGGTTTTGCTTATGTTGGAATAAGATTTAACGCACAAGAATTTCAATCCTATCCAAAGCGGTCATATAGGCTCAAGGGAACCAAGATAAAAGTGCCGCACGGAACGACTATTGATTCAAATAATGGAAGAGTTATATATCCAGCAGATTATACATTTAATGGTACTTTTAAAACAGACAAGGAATGGTGCTCTGACCCCGCATGGATTTTATATGACATATTGACAACAGATAAAGGTTTTGGTGGTACAGATGGTGTTATTGATGCAGATACTTTAGATGTTTTTAGTTTCTATTCTGCAAGTGCATATAACAGCCAATTAATTACAGATCCCATAACAGAAACAACAGAACCAAGATTTAGTTGTAATGTAATTCTGAATCAAAAAAATGATGCCTATTCCTTGATTAATGATTTATGTTCTGTTATGAGAGCGATGCCTTTTTACAGTGTAGGCTCCCTTACCCTATCTCAGGATAGACCTACTGATACTGCAACAAATACATCTGACGCTCAATATATATTTACAAATGCTAATGTCAGTGAACAAGGTTTTACATATACAGGTGTAGGCCAGAAAACAAAATTTACTGAAGTTGAGGTTTCATATTTTGATAATGATACGCAGACTTTGAATTTTGAATATGTAAGTGCAGATGAAATAACTGCTTTATCAGGTTATACAGCAAAATTTGGAAAAATTAGAAAAACTTTAAAATCTTTTGCCTGTACGTCAAGAGGTCAGGCTAATCGACTTGCAAGATGGTTTTTGTACACAAATTTAAAAGAATCGGAGCTTTGTTCTTTCAAAGCAACTCTCGAAGCTGGTGTAGTTGTAAGACCTTCAATGATTATAGGTATTGCAGATAGTTTGAGGGCTGGTGTTCGCAGAGGTGGTCGTATAAAATCTGTAACTAATTCAACAACTATTGTTGTAGACGATGCAAACAATACTGATTTGACAGCAGAAAATTCTGCAACTCTTTCTGTTATCATGCCTGATGGTTCAACTGAAAGCCGTAGCATTTCATCAATTTCTGAAACAACAATTACTGTATCTTCTGCATTTTCTACATCACCACAAGCAAACTCTATTTGGGCGATAGAAAACACTACAGTTGAGTTTCAGACATATAGAGTCCTTGGAATAGAGGAGACAAATCATTGTGAATATAATATTTCAGCAATTATTCACGATACAAATAAATATGCACAGGTAGAAGACGCCTCCGTTCCTGCAAACCCAAGAACAATAACAACTTTATTAGATGAAAAACCATCACCAAGTAACTTAACGGCAACAGAACAAATAGTTGTTTTAAATAATAGAGCAGTTTCAAAAATATTTGTATCATGGCAACCAGAGCAAGGCGTAAAAGAATACTTATTTGAATTTCAATTTGAAAATGATAATCCTGAACG